TACATAGGGACAAATATCGTTGTTGTGGATGACGACACTGGAATGTCTGTCACCAATGACGACTTTTCAGTCTACGCAGACCAAACATGGCTAAGCATAGTCAACAAACCAGTATAGTCTGCTATAATCTAACCATGAGTAATACAAAAAAATCAAAACTTGGTAAGTCAAAGGCCACAGTAATAAACAAAGCCTATGATTGGGGTTTATACTTCTGGAAATTACCCACGGGACATCTATTTAATGATGGTCAGGGAAACATGCTAAACATTCCATCAATGAGAAACGATATCTCAAAGATGGCAGAGCTTAGAAAAGCAGCAGCTGGTTATGGTCAACCAGAAGGAACCCCCTGGTTCTACCCAGGTATCAAGAGAACCACAGATGATCAGTATGCAGAGCAGCTGGATAGAATGAAAAACGGACTAATTCCAAACATAAACGATATGGGTGCAGTGTATGATGCACAACAAACCCTAAAGAAGCACGGAGATGAAGGTTAATGGAAGATCAAAGAATAAATATCTCCTATTCGGATGAAGTGGAAGAGGATAGAACTTTCCAAGAAAAGGACATATTCAGCAAGTCCTGGGAGGAACTAAAAGATCTTAATGGAATAAACCTTAACTTTAAAAGAAGGACAACCCGATCAGAAAATAAGATAGATAAAAGATATTATGACATTCCAAAAGATCAGGAAGGTCGAGTGTCTGGAAAGTACGCAGAGGATGCTGGGGTCAGGTCAAGGGGATCAGGAGGTACAGAGTCAAAGCAGCTAAATCCAGGAGAAGTTTTTAGAAATGGATATGGTCTTTTCGATGTGATTACTCCACCGTACAATCTTTACGAACTTGCCAATTTTTACGATAGCAACTTTGCAAACCATGCCGCAATTGACGCAAAAGTTTCAAACACAGTAGGTCTTGGGTACAGGTTTGAAACGGCAAAAGACGTTATCCTTCGAATGGAAGACATGGACGTTGAAAGTGCTAGACTAAAGGCTAAAAAAAGAATAGAGCGTAGCAAGGGTGACGCTATCGAGTGGTTAGAAAGCCTAAATGACGACGACAGCTTTATCACTACCATGGAGAAAGTTGATTTAGACTTAGAGTCAACTGGAAATGCCTATCTAGAAATAGGAAGGTCTGTAACGGGTGAGATTGGATATGTTGGACACATTCCTGCAACAACTATGAGAGTCAGAAGGCTAAGGGATGGGTTTACTCAAATAATCAGCGGTAAGGTTGTTTATTTCCGCAACTTTAACGCAACAAATCAAAATCCAATCACTGATGATCCAAGACCAAACGAGGTTATTCACTTTAAATCATACTCACCCCTAAATACATTTTACGGGGTTCCTGATATTATATCTGCTTACTTGTCACTTAAGGGAGACCAGTTGGCCTCACAGTACAATATTGATTACTTTGAAAACAAAGCTGTTCCAAGATATATTGTCGTCGTAAAGGGGGCAAGGTTAGATTCAGAATCAGAAGACAGATTGTTTAGATTCTTGCAGACTGGGCTAAAGGGGCAAAATCATAGAACCTTGTATGTTCCTCTTCCAGCAGATCAGGAGGGAAACAAGATAGACTTCACAATGATTCCCGTAGAGGCAAATGTTCAAGAGGCGTCGTTTGACGCATACCGCGAAAAGAACCGGAACGACATCCTTATGGCTCACCAAGTACCACTCTCTAAGCTTGGAGGGGTTGATTCTGGAGGATTGGCAGCAGCAATGTCCCAGGATCGTACATTTAAGGAACAGGTGACGAGACCAGCACAGAGATATATTGAAAAGATAGTCTCCAAAATCATTAAGACTAAGACAGATCTCATTGACCTTAAGTTTAACGAGCTGACTCTTACCGACGAAGTGGCTCAATCTCAAATACTCGAAAGGTTTGTTAAGTCTCAAATACTTCTTCCAGACGAGGCAAGAGAGAAAATTGACATGCCAACAAGATCGGATGGCAAGGGCGGAACACCACTAGAGCTTTCTGCAAGGCAGGGAATAGACGCAAGAGCAAACGCTTCTCAGAATAGGCAGAGAGACTCTGAAAGAACAAACAACAATTCTGACAGCGTAGCAACGACTACGGGAAGAAATGCTCAGGGTGAAGGCAGAAAGGTATAATTGTAACAGTTTTATAAAATGCTGTTATAATATAAACAATATGAATAAAAGTTATGTGAATGTTTGTTCTGCCACCCCAAAAGGTGTTTACGGTCAAACACTCTCGCTAAGTTCACATATATGTTCAGGAAAAGATGTGCTGTCTTATGTCTAGAATAAACAAGGCAAGTTTTAATCTTGATAATAAAGAGCTAAAGATGTCAATGCCATTTTCAAAGATAGACATAGAAAAAAGAACGGTATCCGGTTGGGCCACGACAGACTCTGTAGACCATCAAGACGATATAGTAACGGCAGAAGCGTCTATCTCAGCATTTACTAATTTTAGAAACAACATCAGGGAAATGCATGATGAGAAAAAAGCTGTGGGAAAGCTTATTTCATTTAAGCAGGATACCTTTTATGACCCAGACACAAACAAGTCTTATAGCGGTATCTTTGTCTCTACATATGTCAGCAAGGGGGCTCAGGACACATGGGAAAAGGTCCTGGACGGAACCCTTACAGGATTTTCAATCGGAGGAAGCGTAAAAGACTATGAAGACACCTACGACGACGATCTGGGTAAGTCGATAAGGATAATCAAAGAGTATGATCTTTTTGAGCTTTCACTAGTGGACAATCCTGCCAATCAATACGCAAACGTGATTAGTATTGAAAAAGGTCATACAGGGGGGTATCTTTCTAAGGCCCTCATCGAAAACGTATTTTGGTGTAATGATGATAACGTAGTTCAATTAAGTTCTGACAGTTTATCAAGTTGCCCTAGATGCGACAAGGGTATGAGCAACATTGGTTTCGTTGAGACTAATGATGCACAAAAGACAGAAGTAGTAAAGTCTATTCTTTCTACTGTCAAAAATGATGCAAAGGAGGTAAGCAAAATGAATAACGATACAGTTGAAACAGAGCCTACAGAAGATCCAGCGGAGGCTGTTGTAGAAAAGTCTGTTGACTCGGAAGTAAAAAAATCTGAAGACTCTGAAGTTGAAAAAGCTACCGTTGTGGCCGAAGAAGAGACATCGGAAGCCGAAATGGTTGAGGAAAAGTCCATGAGCGAAGAAGAATCTGTGGACAAAAAAGATTCTATGGAGGAAGAGAAGTCAATGAGTGCTGATGAAAAAAGCAAAGACGATGTGTTGGAGCAAACAAAAGCACTGTCTGATCAAATCCATACTACACTCAGCAACCTTACCGACACAGTGAAAGTTCTTAATGAGAAGGTAGAAGAGCTCAATAAGACCGTTGTAGGAGTTAGGGATGACGTTGATATAGTAAAAAATGAGTTTGGAAAGCGTGTAGATGCAGTGGAAAAAGATACTGCTTTCCGTAAGTCTGGCGACCTTGGAGAGGTTGTGCAGGAGCCAATTTTCGAAAAGGCTAAAAGATCGCTATGGGATGGACGTTTCCTCACGAAGTCCGACCTATTTAACTAAAAATAAAAGAAAAAATGGAGGTGAAGTACAATGTCAGAAGAAATCTTAAAGAATCAGCCAAGTGAAGCCAGTGAATACGGAGATCCAAACCCAGGTTTATTCCAGGGTCAAGGAGCTGTTGCAGCAGGTGGAATTGGCGGAGTAACTGATCCAGCCGCTGGCGTAGTAGGAAATATTCCTAACGCTAACTATGGAGTAACAACAGGACCAAACGCTGTCAACCCAACTGGTGTTGCTGGCGGAATCCTGAATCCAGAACAGGCTCGTCGTTTTATCGACTATGTTTGGGATGGTAGCGTTCTTGCCAAGGATGGCCGCAAGGTCACGATGAGAGCAAACACGATGGAGATTGAAAAAGTCAACGTTGGTGAGCGTGTTATTCGCGCTGCTTCTCAAGCACTTGGAGAGTATACAAACGCCGGAGCAACTTTCACAAAAGTTGAACTAACCACAAAAAAGATTCGTCTTGACTGGGAAGTTTCAACAGAGTCACTAGAAGATAATATCGAAGGTGGAGCACTTGAGGATCATCTTGTTCGCATGATGACAAGTGCTTTTGCAAATGACATCGAAGATCTAGCAATTAATGGTGACGGCGGTGCAGATCCATTCCTCGGTATTATGAATGGTTTTGTTAATCAAGTCACTACAGGTGGAGACGCTCATGAGGCAGTCGTTACTGTTTCAGCAAATGCATGGACCCCAGAAACAATGCAGCAAATCATTTACGCATTGCCACGCAAGTACCGTGCAGTAAAAAGCAACCTTAAGTTCTACGCTGGCACGGATACCTTTGCAGGTATCGTTGCAAGCAACGGAACACTTGCCGATGCAATTGCAGCAGCATTTGATCCTAGAGTTGCTGGTACTTCAGAACGCAGAGAGAACTACCTTAGTGGTGCAGGACAGACCCTTGGTGGAGCTAACGTCACTCGCGTACTTGGTATCGATGTTATGGAAGTTCCTTACTACCCTGCGGATTATGTCGATCTGACATTCCCACAGAACCGTGTTTGGGGATTCCAAAGAGACATCACAGTTAACCGTGAGTACAAGGCCAAGAAAGATACAATCGAATACACAGTGTTCGTTCGTCTTGGCATCACATGGGAAGAACTAGATGCAGTAGCTTACGCAGACGCGGCAGCCGACGCATCCTGATAGTAAAAATATCTAAGGGGGGCGGGTATAACACTCGCCCTCCTAAGTATATTCTGATATAATTAAACCTAAGAGAGGTGTAAAAATGTCAAACTTTGAAAAAATGACCGTTGTTCAGCTTAAAGAATATGCCAAGGATAATGGCGTAGATCTTGACGGAGCAAAAACAAAAACAAGTATTCTTTCTATTTTGGTGGGTATAGGATCAACTGATGGAGAGTCAGAAAACAAAAGCGTCATCAGCTCGGAAATTACTTCTCCCAAAGCTAAGGCTGTAAAATCTCCGATAAAGGTAGATGACATGGGGATAATCACAACGGCCACAGCGG